ACCAGCTTCAAAGCGCACTCAGGCGTCTCGATCTTATGGTGGCTTCTTGGCAGGCGATGAATATCCAGATCGGGTATCCGCTGCCGGCCAGCCCGGACAACAGCAACATCAACGAGGAGATTCAAACTTCACTCAACAACAATGAGGCTCTGGTTCTTAACCTTGCTGTTCGTCTTGCTCCTGCTTACGGAAAGTCTCTTTCGCCCGATACGAAGACTACTGCGAAAGCTCTCTACAACCAGCTTCTGATCGAGGCCGCGATGCCTTACGAGCAGCAGTTTGTGAGGACGCTCCCGCTTGGTGCCGGGTTCAAGCGCACTGACCAAGTGTTTGTCAACGTCCCAGACCTCAACCCGCTCATCGTTGAAAACAACGATCAGATGCTCTTCAAGAACTCTTAGCCATGGCTATCGAACGCTTGTCCCTGCTGGACACAATCACTGCGAGCACCTACTTCGCAGTTAATGTCAACAATCAGGATTATCGTACTGCTGCCAGTACTGTGGCTGAGTACATCAACTCTCAAGGCTCCTCTGGGGACGGCAAGATCATCCAGTACGCTGGCCCTACTGCTACGGGATTCACTGTCACGATCACTGACAGCAGTGCCAGCACTTGGTTGGTCCTGACGCCCAACGCCACCTTGGCTGCCGGCACGATCATCCTGCCGAATGTCGCCAACTGCGTGGAGCAACAAGAGATCCTTGTGAGTTCGTCTCAGACTGTAACTGCTCTGACGATCAACCTGAATGGTGCTCTTGGCGTTGGAACTCCTACGACCATCTCCTCTGGCGGCTTCTTCAGGCTGCGCTTTGAACCAATTCTCAAGACCTGGTATCGTGTTGGCTAACTGTTGAATTTATGGGACTCGCTTTTCAACCCGCTTACAATCTCGGCGTCACTGTCACGCCGAATGTCACTTCAGCTTCTGTCACTCTTGGACTCACCTCTGAGTCTGTGGTGTTCACTAACCTCGGCTCCACTGTGGTCTATGTCCGCGTGGGGAACGCTGCCACTGGTGCGCCGGCAACGACTGCTGGGTATCCAGTGCTTGTTGGCTCACAGGTGAGCATTGGCAAGGATCAGGACGATGACACTGTCTCGTTCATCTCGCCCGGTGGAGCTGGTTCACTGCACATCATCCAAGGAATCGGCCTGTGATTCGGTTCCTATCCAGACGCCGGTCAAAGACGCCCGCTACTGTTGGAGGTACACCTCCTCCTCCTCCAGTGACGTTCACTTACCTGCGTCCCGGTGGAGTGGACACTTACAAACGCCCTGACGGCACTTCAGACTACATCAGACCCTAGTTATGCCTGACCTTACAGTTTCAGCCGATATTGACTCCTTCATGCAGTCAGCCAACAAGGCTGCTGCTGTTTCCTTCCTTGGTGCTCTGACGACCACTCAGATTGCAGGTCTGTCCACGACTGCCCCTGCTGCACTTGCTACGGCTCCGGTTGTTGGGCTGAGCACTTTTGCTGCTCGTGGCGATCACCAGCATATCTTCCCAACTGCTGCTGAAGTGGGAGCACTGGGTGCTACCGCTGCTGCTGGAGGTGACCTGACTGGAAACTACCCGAATCCAACCTTGGCAGCGATCACGACTGCTCAAGCCGGAGTGGGAAGCTCGACGCAGATTCCAGTGTTGAGCATTGACGCCAAAGGCCGCGTGACTGCGCTTACGAGTGTTACTGCTGCGGGTGGCACGGCTACGCCAACAGATGTGCAGACGTTTACTTCGAGTGGAACATGGACGAAGCCTGCTGGAGCTAGGTCTGTAGATGTTGTTGTAATCTCTGCTGGAGGCGGAGGTGGATCTGGTCGCAAAGCGGGCGTTGGATCTCAGGCATCAGGGGGCGGTGGCGGCGGCGGCGGATCGTATTCTTTTCGTAACATTGCCGCTGCATTACTGGGGGCAACTGAAACTGTTACTGTTGGAAGTGGTGGAACTGGAGGCGCTTCCGTTACAATTAATAGTACAAACGGGAACATTGGAGTTGCCGGAGGCGGATCTTCGTTTGGCACTTTAATTCAAGCCGCAGGCGGGGGAGGCGCTGCCGCAGCGACAACTTCAAGTGGAGGCGCTGGTGCTTCTGCAAGTGCTAGGGCAATGTTTCAAGGTGCAAATGGGTCTGCTGGTGGCGCAGGGGCTGGTTTGGCTGGAGGAAATTCGGGAGTTGCTGGTCCTGGCGGTGGCGCAGGCGGGGGATTGCCAATTTCTGCAACTGTTGGTTTTACAGGAGGAGCTGGTGGAACAGCTCTTGGAACTTTTATTACAGGAGGCACCGCAGCAGGGGGAATCATTGGAGGCAATGGCGCATCTGCGTCTAATGCTACAATAAACTTTGCTGCTGCTGGAAGTTCTGGGGGCGGCGGGGGATCTAGTGTTACTGGCAATGCTGGAAACGGTGGCAATGGTGGGCTTTACGGTGGCGCAGGCGGGGGAGGGGGCGCAGGGCTTGATAGTGTTGGAAACTCTGGCGCTGGCGGGAATGGAGCAGACGGCATTGTTGTTGTTGTAACCTACTTCTAAGCATGAGATACGCTATTGTTGATGATGCCACTAAGGTGGTGCAAAACGTCATTGTCTGGGATGGAGTGACACCTTTTACTCCTCCCGCTGGAACCACTCTTGTGAATGTCGATGGCATTCCTTGTGGTCCAGGCTGGATCGAGCAGCCTGACGGTTCATTCTTGCCTCCTCCTGACGAGTCCAATGGCTAAAAAGCAGGTCAACCTCTCTGTGTCCAAGGGTGAGAAGCTGCCTGTCTCTAAAGGAGCAGGGCTGACTGCCAAGGGGCGAGCCAAGTACAACGCTGCTACTGGCAGCAACCTCAAGGCTCCGGCTCCTAATCCAAAGACCAAGGCAGACGCAGGCCGGAAGAAGTCCTTCTGTGCTCGTATGAGCGGGATGCCCGGTCCTATGAAGGACGAGAAGGGGCGGCCTACTCGCAAAGCTGCATCACTTAAACGCTGGAACTGCAAATGAAAGACGGACTTTACAAGAACATCCATCAGAAACGCGAACGCATCGAGGCTGGATCGAAGGAGCGGATGCGCAAGCCTGGCTCCAAGGGAGCGCCAACTGCTGCCGCATTTAAGGCTTCTGCCAAGACCGCGAAGAAGAAGTAATGCAAGTCCCAATCCTCAACGGCATCTATACAGACACTGCTGGGGATTTCCGCGTGGAATACCCACGCAACATGGTGCCTGTCATCCTCAAGTCAGGCATCTCTGATGGTTACTTCCGCCCTGCTGACGGAATCGTGAGCCTAGGCACTGGCCCCGGCATTGACCGTGGGGGAATCGAGTGGCAAGGAATCCTGTATCGCGTGATGGGCACAAAGCTGGTGTCTATCTCCAGCCTGAATGTTGTGACCGTCATAGGGGATGTAGGTGGCACAGGACAGGTCACCTTTGACTACTCATTTGACTACCTCGCTATCGCCTCAAACGGCAACCTGTTCTTGTATCGGCCAAGCACGGGGCTGCAACAGGTCACTGACCCTGATCTAGGCACAGTTGTCGATGTCGTCTGGGTGGACGGATACTTCATGACCACCGACGGGGAGTTCTTGATCGTCACGGAACTCAATGACCCCTTCTCGGTCAACCCGCTCAAGTACGGTTCTGCTGAAGCTGATCCTGACCCGATTGTGGCCCTACTGAAGGTTCGCAACGAGGTCTACGCACTGAACCGGCACACCATTGAAGTCTTCGACAACGTGGGCGGCTCACTGTTCCCGTTTCAGCGCGTGGAAGGAGCCCAGGTACAACGTGGAGCCATCGGAACACATGCCTGTTGCCTGTTCATGGAGTCCATCGCATTCATCGGTGGAGGACGTAACGAGGCTCCTGCTGTCTGGCTCATTAGTGGCAGTAACGCTCAAAAGATCTCCACTCGGGAGATTGACTTGATCCTCGAAGAGTTCACTGAGACGCAACTCTCCAACGTGCTCGTCGAGTCCCGGGTAGACAAGGGCTACAGGCACCTTTACATCCACCTTCCCAACCGGACTCTCGTGTTTGACGCAGAGGCCACTACAAAGGCCGGGATGCCCGTCTGGTTCACGTTGACGAGCAGTCTTGTTG